GGCTGCATCACCCAATTAATGGTTGCCTTGCGGAGGCGATCCAAACTAGGAGAAACAGTGAGGCCAAGCTCACGACATACCAAGCTATTGGTAGCGACGTGTACTTGTTCATCACGGCTGATGTCCGCAGAGATGGTCCTCAGTCCAGCGTCACCGTTGAACCGGAAGAAGGGGAGGATAACAAAGAATATGCTTCGCTCAGCCACCAGTGCCTTGAGTACGGTGTGGTCTGGATGATCTTCCCAAGCTTTTCGGAGGCGAGCTGCTTCCGCTTCTGCTTGGCTATCTGTGCCGAGCGCACTTGCTGCGTATCCCAATGCAAGGTCATGGTTCTCTTCGTCCTTGATGTTGGTGAGTAAAAGGTCACGAGCCGTTTCCGGCACCTCGGACTGTAGAGCGTCGTTGATGAACTCACCGACTGGCAGTTCCAGTTGACGAAGTGCCAGAGCACGGTAGACAGCCTCCTCTGCTCCTTCTTTCAATTTACCGGCGGTTGTTTGAACTGGAGTCCAAGACCGCTTCCGTGCTAGCAATTTCTGATACGGATTCATCATTCTGCGCAATTACAATCAGGTGCCGAATCCCCTTCAACAATGCCTACTTTCTCAAGGATGCCTGCAAGATAAGCATCAACATCCACGTCGCTAATAGCTGCGTAGGCGTCTGTTTTGTCTTGTGTATCGGACATCACTTGAAGAGAGTAATACAAACTCTTCAAGGGGGAGTTCAACCATCGTGCCATAAATTCGCGGTCCATTGTTGTCATATCGGACCACCAATTCATAGAAATTGCGTGAGCCATTCCTGTGCTATCCATGAGCTTTTGCCACTCACAGTTCAGCTCAAAGAATGTGTTCCAACCAACCTCTTCTGCGGTCTCGCACTTGGGATTGAACTCGTAACTTTGCACACCCAAAGTAGAACTATCACGATCTACCTTTCGGCTGATCGGAGGTGAGATTTCGGGGGCTGTAGTAAACCCTTCACGGTCCACGTAGCGGTACGCACAAGAGGCTGTAGGGGCCACGGTGAACGCTCGAGACATATTGTGGTCGGCAGCCACCTTTGCGGCCTCCATAAAGCCCAGCCAGAGGGCTTGTGCAATCTGACCAGCTTTGGTGCCGACCGTGGCAATGCCGTAGTTGCGGTTACGAAGAGCAGTAACAAGCTCCTTATACGTCACACCCTCGATAGCCAGCAGGTTGGCAAGACCCAGCACACCAAGACCAACTTGATTGTCTTTGCGGCTGTAGACAGCAGAGCCTTCGATGCCAGTCTCTTTGTAGAGCTCACACAGGAACTCCATGCCGTCACGGAACGCCGTAGGAATGTCACCGATCTCAGTGAGCCCGAGGTTGACGTGAGACAGCAGACAGGTGTCACGGCTCTTCAGCAGGATCTCCTGGCACACGTTGGAGTAGATCCGGTCGCCGTTCTTGTCGTACTGCTTCTTAACAATCCACACATCACCCTTGCGGGCAGCGTCCATGATTGCCTTCAGCTTGTCGGGGCTGTTGATGATGTCAGGATCAACGTTGACACAGCGCTTGAGCCAAGGAATACGAGCTCGATTGTAAGTAACAAACTCAAAAATGTCAGGGTGATCTGCATCGAGATGAGCAACGATCGCCCCATTGCGGTACGTGCCGCCGCGTCGGAGAATTTCATTGAACTTGGAGTAGATCTCCATGAAGCCGCACGGCCCTGAAGAAACCATTCCGTGCTCGTTATGGGTACCCTTCGGACGAAGCTTAGAAAGGTGAACAGCAACGCCTGCCCCATAGCGAAGAGCTTTTGAAGCAAAGATCCAGCTGCCCTCCAAACCATCAGGGTGTTCGTCCATCGTGTCTTCAACGACAAACACCGTACACGAAATCGGGTACCTACGAGTCGGATTCTCCAGCCAGCTCTCCACTCGACCCGTCATTGCGATTGCCGGGTTCAGTTGCTCCTTGGTCTTCATGGTGGTCAATTACTCGTTGAAGTGAGGTGATTACAAAGTCGTGCCACTGTTCTTTATCAAGTTCAGACAGTGGTTTTAGTTCGGGATGTGCAGCTTCATCCCAAAAGAACTCAATTAGTCCTTCGCCGTCTTCAGCTTCCTGATAATCAGCAGTGACGTACTGCCAAGCTTCTCTAGGAATCTGGTTCAGGATCTCATCGTAAGGCTTCATAGGTCCGAGAGATCGGCGGGTTTGTAATTTGGTCCTTTCTGAACTTTTCCGTTGACTTTGGTGAAAGGAAACTTAGACCAGTTGGAATCAAACACTCGTCCAAAAGCCACATCAGGATCCACGCCAAGAGTGTGGAGTAAACCGTAAGTGACCCATACGAGGTCGCAGGCTTCCTTGATGATTTGCTCACGGCTCTCGTTGCGATAGGCGTACATGAGCTCGTAGAACTCCTCCTCGACATACGTCAGCTGTTGTTCACGCTGTTCGTTGTCAGGATTGATTAGCTGGTCCGCTTTGAGCATCCAGCTTTTCACTTTGTTCGAGTTCGAGTTCATCAACGACAAGGTTGTAGGAGAAACGTTTTTGGCGGTCTTGATCCCACTTTTCAGATCGTTCGATGAGACGGTCCAAGTACCACCGAGCTTTCTTGAGATCTTCGGTACCGTTTTTGTGTTGGTACCGGGTCACGTACTTTATGACGTTGCCTTCGACAAAATCAAAGGCGTGTGACTCAATGTAATCAATGCACTCAATTACTCCTTCGTCGAAGGCGTAGTGCCAGGGTCGTATTGGATCGTTGGTGGTGTCCATAGTTGAACTTCATCAAAGGTGTACTCAGTTTCGCGGAGGATGCGAGCAAGACGGGCTTGGGTCAGGGCGTAGTCAGCTCCTAACCCTTTCTTCTTGTACTGCTCAACTACAGTTCCCCATGCGGAGGCTTCTGTAAATCCCTCTTCAGGAATGAGCTTCTCTGCTGTCTTCGGGCCAACCCCAGGGCAACCAGGATAGCCGTCAGTGGAATCGCCGGTAAGAGTCTGACGATAGAAATAGGCATCAGCTTGAAGTTGATTGATGGTGATGATTTCACCGTCGTTGGTTAGGTGCAATCCAGGGATCTGCTTGAGATCCTTGTCGCCACTCCAGATGACGGTTCGTTCTTGATTGCGGGTACCAAGAATCCCGAGGATGTCATCAGCCTCAAGGTTGTACCAGCACTCTGAGGGAAACGCTGCTTCTGCCCACAGCCTTGCAGCTCTGAAGCCAACAGGTTTCCGACGGTCCAGCTTGTTTCGGTTTGCCTTGTAGGTGGGCTCTACCTCCTTGCGAAAGTTGGTGTTGGAGGTCCAGCAGCAGCAGATCTTCTCTGCTTCTGACTGACGTTTCTTGGTCTCAATAAGCTCGGTAAAGATGTACCGAACTTCCTTGAGCGGCAGGTGAGTGGTGATGATGTCAGGACACCATTCGATCTCCACTTCTGCAGCTACTACTGCCTGGAACAGCAGCATATCTGCGTCAAGCAGCAGCCAAGTCATCGTTGCCTCCTTGATTCAGATCAAGCTTATTGACCTTGCCCAGGTAGTCCAGCGCTTTTAGGACGCCTTCGATATCGTCCCCAAGCTTGCCAATGCCTGTGTTGCAGTTTCCACATAGCCATCCGCGATGCTCTAAAGAATCGTGACAATGATCCCAGCACAACATTTGATTCGTTAAACCACAGCACTCACAAGGCGTTCCAAGCGGAGGTGCCGTTTGTTTCCTACGCAACTTGCTGTAGTCACGCATCCTTTTGTTGTTGCAGGGCGCACACTCAGGTCGATACCAAGTGCCGTTGCGATGGAACTGCTCTAGTGGTTTTGTTTCGTTACAGACCTTGCAAGTCTTAGTGACACTCTGCCCAGTTGTCTCCGAGTTTGTACTCCGCACCGATTGCAATACGGAATCCAAGTGACTCTCCTGCCAAGGCAGCAGATCTAACTGCAAGCTCTCCGACTCGTTCGGCGTGTTGCTCGAGAACGGCGAATTGGATCTCATCGTGAACGTGAGCAAGAAACGCCCAGTCCTTGCCGTAAACAAGACCTTCTTTCGTGATCTCGTCGTAGCAGGCGATGTACCAAGCCTTCGAGGCCAAGGCACCAGCCGACTGGAGTAGAAAGTTTAATGAAGAATGCGGAGATCTGATGAGAATCTTTCGGCCATCTAAAGCTTTTATGAACCCCTGAGTCTCTGCCTTGTCAGTCACCATCTGAGTGAGCTTGCCAAGGGCAGGCATATTTTTGAAATACCTACGCTTCAGCTTCTTGCCGTCTTGGCCTGTGATAGTAGAGAGCTTCTCTGCACCAGCTCCATACATCAAAGCGTAGAAGAAAGTCTTGGCTTGGTCTCGTGTGTCTAGACCAGCAGCCTTTTGGTTTGCAGTGTGAATGTCACCGTTCAGTACCTCATCAGCAAAAGCCCCGTCATCCAGAGGCCACAAGTAATGAGCTAAGCAACGGGCTTCGATACCGCTGAGGTCCACGCCAACCTGCTTGGTGCTTCTCCCTCCCCCGAGGGAGCCAGGTCCAAACAGAGCTCGGCACTCCGGTCCCAGGACTGACCTGACAGCAGGAACCTGGGCCATGTTGGGGCTGACGTGGGCACAGCGGGCCGTAGCGCAACCAACAGTAATCACACTGCCGTGAATCCTGTTGTCACGCTGGACGAGTTTTAACCAAGCATTGTTGCCAGTGCTCAGTTGGCCCAATCGTTTTTGCAGCGTAAGGATCTCTACGAAATCCTCAGCTCCAGGGATCTTCGACAGAACTGTCTCATCGATCTTGGGTTTCCCCGTTTCGGTGAGTTCATCTGGCTTCCACCCCAGATGATTCTGTAACACCCAAGCGATGTGATCTCGTGAGTTGGGATTCAACTCTTTGAGACGGCACATAGTCGCCCCTTCCACATATCCTCTGGAAGAGTCTTTACGCCTTGGGGTGAAGAGCCCTCCGTCAACGAACGGGAACCGTTGTCTCAAGCGCTCGTTGAGAGTATTCAGTTGTCCATTGATCTCGGCTTCGAGCTCCAACGCCCCTTGAACGTCGAAGGCAAACCCAGATCTTTCCTGCAGGGCGATGAGACTTGCGAATCTCATCTCAAGGTCTACGGCACAAGGGATGCTTTCGGCCTTGGGTTGCAACCTGTGCCAAAGCTTAACATTTAGTTCAACATCGCTGATGCAACGCTCAGCTAACTCAGGGGTGAGCTTGCTGAAGTCAGTCAGATCAGTGTGTTGCTTGCTGTAGCCAAGGCGGTACCCATACGCCTCGAGGCTGTGTCTGCCGTACATCTGGATTGGCATATCAGGACGCTTCTTCTCGAAGTCCAGATCCAAGATGTTTGGGTACAGCATCCGACACAAGATCAACGTGTCGATGACTTTGCCTTTTGGTTTGAAGCTCGGATACACCTGCTGGATCGCAGGGATGTCGTACTGAATGATGTTGTGACCAACGAGAACCTCAGCGTTCTCAAGGATCTCCAGCCACTCCTTCGGGTTCCTATGCAGCTGCGTCTGGGTCTTTGAGTGGATTGCACAGCAGTGAATCGTAGTCACTTCCCTGGGATTCAGGGCATCCGTCTCCACGTCGAACGTCACTGTCGATGTGGACTTCAAGTCTCCTGCTGTAGCAGAAGTCAAGGAAGTCTTCGAGCCGTGAGTACTCGAGTTGGTTGCAAGGGTCATTGGACTTGAAGAAGGACTGGAGGTACCTCTTCCCCTTCTCAGTCACAGCAAGAGCCGTGACCTTGAGGGGATTCATTTCTTTGAGGTGAACGTCAAAAGTCGGTTTCAAAAGAATCATTGAACTCAGCAGACTTATTGGTAGAGCTGCTACCTTTTTGCTCCAACATTCTGCCGGTCTTTTCGTTGTAGGTCACAGTCCCGGCAACGCCACACCACCCGGTAAATCGGTTTTTGAGAACTCGGACAACTGTTCCGTTGCTGTCTTCAGCTTGTTGATCTCGTTCAAGACCAAGGCAGATGTCACTAAGCTGGCTGATGCTGTGACTACCGCGAAGCTGAGAAAGAGATGTTTGAGCACCGTTTTCATGACCTTTGTCTCCTGTAGGGCGGCGTAAGTGTGACACAAGTAGCATCCCGCAGCCAGTTTCTTCAACAAAACTACGGAGTTTCGTCATCGTTTGATCGATGGCCCGTCGCTCGTCACCTTGGTCCAGACCTGAGACAAGAATCGATAGGTGATCAAATACGATCCAGTTGCACCCGCAACCAGTAACCAAATGACGTATACGGTTAAGCAGAACGGTAGGGTCGAGAGAGCCAAAATGGTCGTAAAGGTAAAGCCTGCCCGTTCCAAGAGTTGCCTCAAAAGCGGTTGAGATTTGTTCATCGGTGTAAGGGCCGCGGTCGATGTGGACAGGATAATTAAGCTCCATACCAACAAAACGGCGAGCAGTTCGTCGAATATTCTCCTCAAGAGCGACATAACCCACCGTCTCTTGTTGCCTGACGAGTAGGTCATACGCCGTCTCAGCAACAAAAGTGCTTTTTCCAATGCCTGTACCAGCCGTGATAGTACAGAGCTCCCCTTTCCTGAGGCCATGGAGTTTGTCGTTTAGAAAACTGTAGGGGTACTCAGCACTCTCGACCTTGGGATCTTCGAGCACCATCTCCAGCAGCTTGCTGCCGCTGACAATGCCATCGGGTTCATACTCCGTGGCTGTCCACACCATCGTCATGATGGCTTTGCTATCGCCCGCTACAAGCGCCTCGTTGGCGTCTTTATAGCCCTCGATGGTGCCGATCTTCCCTCGACGTGGAGGAAGCAGTTGTACGGCCTTCTTGGCGGCTTTCTGGCCGTGGTCATCACCGTCAAAGCACAGGATGACCTCTTCAAACTTCAGAAGCCAATCGAGATTTGATCGAATGCACTTGTCTGCAGAGTCAGCACCATTCGGTAGCGACACACACGGCCACGTCTTCCTGACTGCTGCATAGGCCAAGCAGTCGTATTCACCCTCAAACACAACGAGCAGCTTGCCACCCCCGCTCCATTTCTCCTGCCCCAGGAAAGTATTGTCAGGGTTGGAACCGTGCTGAACAAATTGTTTGTTCGGTTTACGAATTTTGTAGCCCGTGAGCCGACGCTCCTTGTCGTAGATCGGCCAGTAGTACGCCTTGCTGTCCCCGTAGACACCTTGGAAATACCCGAACGCTTTGCAAGTCTCTTCAGGAATCTTGCGGCTTGGAACTGCCTTGTAGGTGCCAAGGATCGGATCGATCTCTTGATGGGTCTGTACTTCATTGAGAGGCATTTGAAACGAGGTGGAAAGGTGGTGAGTGCAACCAGGGGTGAAGCAGTGCTGTCCCCCGTCGTCGTAAAGAGCAACGTTGTCCCGTGATCCGCAGCGTGGGCAGCTCAACCTGCCAACAACGCGAGACATAAAAAGACCTCCAAGGGTGAAGAGCATCCCCTGGAGGTCGGTGTCCTTTTCCTCGCCCGCGAACTATAACAGAGTCCAGTCGCGTGGCAAGCAAGGTCCCTCACACCAGGGCACGTTGTACTTGTCGCACCAATCGGCATAGGAGCTTTTCCCGCCCTTGGTGAGCTTTTGATGTGGCTTCTGGAGGACCATCCGAATGTCCACATCAGGGTGCTGCTCCTTGAACAGCTTGATCAGCCTGCGGTCCTCTTGGTCGAAGTAGCCCTTGACCTCAAGAACCGTTCCGTTTCCCAGAACGAAATCAGGGGTGTAGCTGCGAGGGATCACAAGGTTGTACTTGCGTTGCTCATACTCCCAGTACACCCCGTTCTCTGTGAGGTCGTCGGCTACTTGACCTTCAAAGCCTGAGCGAAACCCGTCAGCTCGGCGTTTGCCGTACTTGTGGAATCGCTTGGCCATTACATCAGAAGTCGGGATCTTCGGACGTGATAGTAGCAAGCTCCTTCACATTTGGCTTGGCTTGCTTGAAGCCACTCCGCTTGCTGAACGCAGCAGTGATGTCGAAGTCACCGCTGTCACGACCAGCAGAGGTCACAGCCTCAACGATCTGGATGCCCTTGGGACACAGACGAATACCACCACGCATTGACTTACGAGGGTGGAACACAACCTGAGCAGCAACGATGACCTGAGTGCCCTCCATCAGGATCAGATCCTTGCTGATGGGGATCAGCTCACTGTCCACCACAGGGAACGGGAACTCCCCATACACAGGCTTTGCAGTGAACTTGATGACTGCACTGCCGTCTTCGTTCAGCTCAAACGGAGGATCAAAGAAGTTCTTCTTGCCGGTCTCACTGCGATACCAGTCACAGGCACGGTCGTACTCAGCAGAGATCTCATCAACGATCTCGCTTGCGTCTTGCACCAAGACTTTGAGACGGAAATCAGAAGGCTCACCCTGGTACGTCGGGTTGTCAAAGAAACTAGGAACCCAGCCAGTGATTGCACCACTGACCTGGACTTGCTTCATCAGCATTGGCTTTGCGTCAAAGGACTCACAGAAAGTACTGAGATGCTTACGGTCGTGAAGGGGCTTTGGGACAGCTTTTAAAGTGGTCCTTAAGAACAACATCAAAGAAAACCCCTAAGTACCTTTTAAAAGTTCTTTTAAAGGGTTCTTTGTGGTTGTCATTAAGGATCTCTCAATGACTCAGCAAAGAATTTCTCCTGAAGATCAGGAACGAATTGTTACAGATGCTGACGCAACTGACGATGACTTCTTTGATCCTGAACACTTCTACCTACACTCTGAGCCAGAGTTCTGGCCTCCTAACGATGAACAACGAGATTGATGAGACTCTGTGTATCTCCACAGATCACATCATTGAGGAGTATGAGTACGCTCGTACTGAGTACAAAGGTTCTTTCCGTGACTCAGAACGAGACTTCTGGGATGGCTACATGACGGCTATCGAAAAGCTCTGTTCAGATGTTGTGCTTGATCTGAATGAGCAATAGAGAGCGTATCGCCCTTGAGTTGTTCTACGTCACAACAAATGCTTTCATCATCGCAGGTGTCATCAGGCACTGGCACAGCTAACTACACCGACGAAGAACTCACAGCAATGTGTGATCAAGCTCTTCGTGATGAGATCATCAAAGCTTGTGCGTGTGCGTATTGGGAGAACGAGAGGTTTGCAAACTCTCTGATCGATGCTCCAGAGCGCCTACAAGCTGTGTTCGATGTGATCCTGGGGTACACCCGTATGTTTGGGGTTGAAGAGGTCTTAGAGAGGCTTGTAGAGCCTAGTCAGGCTCCTCGTACAGAGGCTCAAGCTCTCCGTACTGGTTCATCAGCCAGCACTCACCATCCCTGATCTTTTGGTAATCAGCTTCAAGCAAATCAGCAAAAGCACCCACCAATGATTGGCACATCCCTGCTTCTAACACTGCTTTGTGCAGTTGGCTTTGAGCCTCAGCAACAGCAACAACTGATTCCAGTGGAGCTTCGTCTTCCTCTTCGTTCTCTAGGAAGTCAAGAGCGTTATTGGCTCGAACCTGCAACACTTTCATCCTTGCCATCAGCAGAGGAATGTATTGACTGGCCACTTGCTTGAGTGGTCCGTAGAACTTCTCCTTGGCGTTTGCTGGTGCCATAATCGGCAATACCCCTCTGGTTCCAACTTAAGATATCTGACAATTGTCGATGTTGGGCCGCGTGATAGTAGTCATAGATGACTACTCCCCTCCCCCTCCCAGTTGCAATTGAGAATCGTTTGCAACAAGCCTCTATGCGCATAGACGCATACTGCTATTGAGAATCACTTGCAATAAGCACAGACTCCTGCAATTGCAACTCATTCTCAATAACTAGATATAAAGAAAAGGCCCCCAAGTTAGGGAGCCTATTGTTTATAATCAGCGAGCCAGAATAGCCAGAACAAACGCGAGAGTGAAGAGGCTATATAGAGTGAGCTCGCTATATCGTGCGAGACATTTCATCAGTGTTCTTTAAACGCGATCACGTAGTTTCTATTAGCTCGAGAGCATAGCTTACAGCTTGCACAAGTTGCGCTGTCTGTATATTGCTCAGGGCAAGGAATAACCTTTACGGGATTATCTAGGTCTGAAGAGTTCACAATCTCAAGAGAACTGCATCCGTTCTTTATCCCGTGCACTGCCATATCAAATACATCAGTATTTGTTAGAACAACGTCTAACCCGTAACGCTTGAAAAGCACAGCAATCTCTACATCCTCTGTTGAGACGTTGATAACGAAACCAGGGCGAGAGAATCGTTTAACGATGTTTAGGTTTGATCGCCCGAAATCGTCATCCGTCCACCAGTGAGTGTAAGTATAAAGACTCACGCCCGCGGTTTCTGTAGCTTTCATCAGGCTAAATAGCTTGGCCTGATCTAAAGCGTTACAGCTGTTGAGTGTAGGAAGATCACCAGATACGTTGTGACGGAACAAAGAACCCGGCTTGAGTTTCCGAACTTGATCTAAGAAACCTTGCCAGTCAGTTCCTCTCTCTTGCTTGGTAACTTTTGCCCAATGCCAAGACTGAGGCCCTTTCTTTGCATAGCACTGGTTATAGAGTCCGCATGATAGTGGGCACGTATCGCTAGAACTAGTTGAAGCAGGTAGGCCTCCTAGTTTTTTGTTGCTGCTTTTAGTTGAGAGGTGAAAGTTCACTTAACGAAACTCCTAAGAGACTTGCGGGCGATGTTCATAACTGAGAAGCGAGGTAACTGCACTGACTTTCTCTCGATCTTTGCTCGCATAGCTTTGGACTGATCAAGCCACCAGGCAGTGGAGCCCATAGAGTGCTTTGACTCTTTAAAGTCAAACCGCTTACGGTAAACAACCTCACCCCAGCCGTTCAGAACGCGGATAGAGCCTGCTGGAAAGCTAGGGAACTGAACAACAAAGTTCAGTGCATCCTCGAGAGTTTCAAAGACTGCAATCGTGAAATATTCTTGCTTGGTTCTGTAGCCTTTGAGCTGGACTGCGTGAGAGCTTGTTAGCCAAGAGTCACTAGGCCGTAAGAGGCGAGACATTGGAGGAAAAGGAAAAGGAAAAGCTGAGCTCTTGCGAGGTGAGCTCGAGCGCCATGATGCCTCCCCTGCCTCAGATGGCAAGTGTCCAGCGATACTCTCTTAACGATCAGTGATGCTGAAGAGATTCTTAAGGGTTCTGAGAGGGTTCTAGAAGGTCCTAGAAGGCCCCTCTGGTTGTGTGTGTGCCCGTGCATATATAAACGCAAAGAACGCCCGCTCCTGGCCCTCCTAGGCCGTACTCGGACCGCCTCCGCTTTGGGACTAACCCGGACTCGTTATGAGTTTGCAGAAGGCTAACCCAAACTCATAATGACTTCGACTTAGCTCATGCGGCTATGCGGCAATACGCATACACCGGCAGGCCAATGCCCCCCAGGGGGTAAACGCCCGGCGCTACTCGTTAACTAGTGCTCAAAAATCCGAAGCAAAAACCTTTCGGAAAAAATAAAAACTA